AATGTCTAATGTGTCAAAAATTGAATTTTTAGTATGAAACGTTTTATATATTTTTTCTAAATCGTTTGGTATTTCTTTGTTCATGTAAGTTTGCCAAAATTTACTATCACTTCTTGAACAATTATAATGGTGGCGTATAAATAACATATTTTGATGATTGAATTTGAATACTTTACGATTGTATTCATCTCTTTCTGAGTAATCAAAAATGTTTTTAGGTAATTGTTGTAGTTGAAATATTATTGTCATTATTGAAGTTGCCTCCAATGGTTCTAAGAACCCGCTGGATAATCCAATGGCTACACAATTTTGTACCCATACATCTTCATAACATCCGGCATTAAATTTAATTTTCTTATTTATTTGTATATCCCTACCTTTATGTAATCTTATAATTTCATTTTTAATAAATTCATCATCAATCATTGTATCATTATATAGATACCCACAACCCCATCTATTTTGTAAAGGTATTTTCCACATCCAACCCCAATCGATAGCTTCTGCTATTGTTCTTTGTTTGATGTCTATATTTTGTTCATTTATAAAAAAGGGTAATGCGGAGTTTACTAATAATTCATCTTCATATGAATTCCATTTTGATTTGTATAGTTTACCAATAATCATTCTATAAAAACCAGAACAATCAATAACAAAATCGGTATCAATTTGTAATCCATTTTTTAGTATTATTTTATTTAACTCATCATCAACTAACACAAAATCTAAAATTTCGGAATCAATATAATTTACATCACATTCTATGCTTTTATTTTTTAAGTAATCGGCAAATAATCGAGCATCAAAATGATATGAATATCCCTCACTTTCCAAACCATCATAATTAAAACCGTGTACAAAAGAATGTTCTTTATTATTATTCCATTTATCGAATATTATTCCATATTTTTTTGTACCGTTTACTTTTGTTAAAAATTCCTCTTCGTTAAATCCAAACTCCTCAATTAATGTTGAATATAGATTTGGTGTACCACCTTCACCCGCTCCCAATATTCCAATTGTTGTACTTTCAATCAATGTGATGTTACAGTTGACGTGTTTCTTTTTCAGATAATATGCGGATAACCAACCGGCTGTGCCACCCCCAACAATTACTATATTTTTCATATTATATTAAATTTTGTTTATATGAATTGGTTTTAACTAATGACACCCAGTTCACTAACGAATATCTAATACCATGGATGATTGGAGTTACCCTGTGAAGTAATCCCGAATTAAAAACATACAATGTTCCAATTTTATTTTCTATTTGAACCAACTCTTTTTTTGAATTTTTAATTTCTAATATACCACCTGAATAGGTATCATTTAGTTGAATTACTATTGATGCGTATCTGTCTCTATATATGGTAGAATTACTATCTGTGTGCCAATCAAAGTATTGATTTTCTTTATATTCTGTAAATTGAAAATCTCCTAAACCAGTAACTTCCGCCCCGTTTATATTAAAAGTTTCTCTTAACTTATTAGTTAATCTTTCATTTAAAAACCCTAAATCGGAAATCCATCCTATTGACGATTTTCTACTTTTGTCAGAATCGGTACCATAGACTTTGGCTGGTGATAATGTCAAATCACTTTTACATTTATTCAAAATAAAATTACATTCATCTTTTGATAAGAAATTTTCAATTACCTCGATGTGATTATACATTTTTTTTATCTTTTAATCCAAATTTAATCCATCTATACCAAATCCTTTCATGAATATAGTATTGAATGGGTTTATAAACTAATTCAGCAACACCAAAGGCCGCTCCGACCTTAACCGAACCACTTATCCACCACATTATACCAAATCCAATTAAGGTAGATATGATACGGTACGATATTGTTTTAGCTATGTGTCGTTTACGTTCTACTATCATTATCCTTTATTTTCATCGTAAGTAACTGTTCCGTCTGGTTTCATGTGGCCAGTTCTAATTGCGGTACCACTAATAACCGCAACATCTGATGGTGGTTCGTGATAGATTACATCATAACCCACACCCCGACCGTAATTAATACTTTCAATATCGGGAATAATTGATATTAATATCTTATCGAATTTATCCTTAAAAAAAGGTTCATTAGATAGTTCTAATAAAATTTGTTGTGCGGTTTTAGGATTGTTTTCATCTTGTTCAACATCTCTAATCGCCACCCAAACATTTTTACCTTTCTCTAATTGTTGGTTAATTAACCATTCATGTCCTTTATGCCAATTTTGCCATCTACCCACATACAACGCGTACTTTTTACTCATATATCTAATTTTTTTGTTAATTCAATAAACGAATCTACCTCCAATCTATCTGTTGTATCAATTTCAATGAAATCGTCAGTTGGGGCTTCGTAATTGGTTACATGAAAATCATTTCTACCTCTATCGTCAGTGGTATGAACATAAATCTCATAAACTTCGTTATTTTCTTTAAATTGTTCTCTTTGGTCTCTATATGGTGATACAAGTGATACGACAACATCATATCCCTTTTCACTCATAAAACGAGCAATGTCCTGAGCTCTCTCAATATTTTTTCTTCTACCCGTTTCGGAGTAGTCTTTGTTTTGAAAGATATCTCTTAAATCATCACCGTCAATGTGAATGACCTTGTTTGAATGTGAAATATACGACTCTAAATGTTTTGCTAAAGTCGTTTTTCCTGCTGCGGGTTGTCCGGTAAACCAATATATCATAATACCATTAATATACCTAACTTTTATGAAAAAGTCAAATATTAATGGTTATAAATAAATGGGTCTCTTTTACGTAACTCTTCTAATTTCTTTTTGAATCTTTTTTTCTTTTTGTACGATTCAATCTTGTCTAAAATCCACTTAAATAACTTTTTCATATGTTTTGTTTTAATATTTTATTTATATAATACATGATTACCAATAACTAATAAATCCATTTCGGTATCAAAGAATGTATCTATTGCGTCTTTTGGTGTTAATACCATTGTTTTATCTTTCACGTTAAACGATGTGTTAAGAAGTATTGGGTATCCGCTTACCAATTCAAACTCTTCTAATAGTTTGTGTATTAATGTGTTTTTATATACAGTTTGGACTCTAGCCGAACCATCTACGTGTGTTACCGCTTTTAAGATATCCCTGAACTGTGGTTTAACCTGTACAACTTGGTTCATATAAGGTACATCGTCGGTCATTTCAAAAAAATCATGTTGTTTCTCTTTTGTCACCATTGGTGCAAATGGTCTAAACCCTTCTCTTTTCTTAATCACTTTATTAATCCTATCTTTCATATTTGGAAGTGTTGGATTTGCTAATATTGATCTATTACCCAATGCCCTTGACCCAAATTCAATGTGTCCACTAAACCAACCCACAACACTACCTTCATTAATCTTCTTCGCAACATATCTCAGTAAACCCTTCTCAGTTGTAAAGTTTTTATACTTCAACCCTTTAATTGATTTTTGAATATCGTCGTAAAAGTATTCTGGTCCTAAAAATGGATTTCTTGTTATTTTATTTTTTAATTTTCTTTCTTTTACTAAGTAATGTGCAACCGCACCTATTGCCGAACCCGCATCCGATGGTGCCGGTGGTATCCATAGATGTTGAAAGGAACTATTACCCACAATTTTACCATTCGCGGTCCCATTATAGGCGCAACCTCCACTTAAACAAAGATTGGTTCGTTCACTAATAATTGATATTGTTTTCAATACTTCAAATAAAATCTCCTCATACACTTTTTGTACTGACGCGGCCAAATCTTGGTGAATCGATTCGATACTATCTTCGGGTAATCTTTGTTCAACACCAAGTAATTCCGATAATTTTTCATTAAACATTACTTTGTCGGACTTATTCCAACAAAACACATCTAAATTACATTCTAATTTACTATTTTTATATGTTATTAATTTTCTAACAACATCTAAGTAAGTGTTTGGATTACCGTAAGATGCTAACCCCATCATTTTGTATTCACCTTCGTTTGGTCTGAACCCTAAGAAGGATGTCATTGCCGAATAATATAAACCAATTGAATGTGGGTATTTTGCAAGAGACGCATATTCAATACCACGTTCATTCCCTAATCCAACAGACATGGTGTCCTTTTCACCAACACCATCTATGGATAAACAAGTTGCCTCTTGAAAATGTGATGTGTAAAATGAATAGTATATATGCGCTTCGTGATGTGTTGAATAGAAAACATTTGGTGAAATTTTTCTTAATCTTTCATCGACTTCCTTTGCGATGTTACGAATTTTTAAATAAGACTTTAACGAATAAATTGGATTCTTAAACCATTGTGGTTTAATGTTATTCATTACTCTTTCGTATTTTAATTTTGGGTCTTCGTAATAACAAACCGCTTGTAAATTTTTATCGGTAATCTTAAATTGTTTATAGATATACTCTAAAGTCTTTTCAGGGAAAGAACTATCATGTTTAATTCCTGTAAATTTTTCTTCTTCGCAAGCAAAAATCAACTGATTGTCTCTAAATAAACAAACAGAAGAATCGTGATAAAATGCTGATATTCCTATTATATACATTGTTATTTTTTAAATAGAACCTTCTCTAAAAGATGAGGTCCAATGTGTCTTATTGGGTTATGAACTCCTAATGGGTTTGGTGAATAAACATCTTCCATACTAAATTTCTTTGCTGTTTCGACATCCGCCACTCCAACTCCCTTCATGTGTTTCATAAAATAAATATCCTCCCATATCTGTTCGGTTACTGGATTGTTTTCACATATTTTAATCATTACATCTTTTGTTCTTAACGATAGTCCACCATTTCCAACCATCTGTCCTTCCTTCGGTTTTCTCCACGGTGCCCCTACATAGTCATATTCAAGAAATTCATCAATACCACTTCTTAATAATAAAGAATCTGTCTGAAAAATCAAGACTTTATTACCCTTTACTTTTCTCCAAAAATCGGCGGTTTCCATATATTCACTGTGTTCTATGTTTGTGAAATTATCCACACCAATGTTGACACAATCAACGTTCTTCCAACCTTTTGTCATTCTTCTTATAAGGTCTTCGTTTTTATTTCCATGAAATATCTGTAACCCCCATTTAATTTTAGAATCCGTCTCATTAAGATAGTACATGGTTGACCTAATCGATAATAATAAATCACTATGTTCTCTGGGTTCTATTATTACTGCCGTATGTTCACTATCTCTTGAAATAATTGGGGAGTACCCTAAAAATTTTTCCTCTACGTGATTTAGGAACTCGGACCAAATTATTTTACTTTCCATGTTTACTAATTTCATTATATATGTGGTTACCGATAATTTTATATCCGTCTAAATTTGG